AGGTGGTTTAGGTTTAGTTTCTTCTAACAGATTCCCTACTATATTCTTTCTTTCTTTTTTACCCTGCTGTTCCTGTAACTCTTGAAGATTCATCTTTGGTGCAGTTTTACCTGCTTCAGCATTCTTTTTCTTGTCTTCTATTTTTTTGCGTTCTTGGTCTAATATAGTCCTCGCTTCATCAATTGTCACTTCGCCATTTAAATTAGGAAGTGCAGGTAATTTATCTGCACCCATCTCCCGTTTAAGTTCTTCCTTTTCATCCTCAGATAATTTTTCAATATCGTACCAATTCCAAGTCATGTTATCACCTATTCAAGTAAAAATACTAAGTCGCCCTTGCCCTTCAATATATCGTTGGCTTCTTTTACCAATATATCATACTTTTCTTTGGTAGTAATATTACCACCTGTTTCTGCAATAAGAATAGTTTGGTCATCATGTCTCAATATTTCTGCCGCCACTAACATTGTTGTGGCTTTATGAATTGCAGACGGTACTCGACTACTACCTGCAATATAAGTCACAATGATAGAGTTTTGAGTATGGTATGGATAATCTCTAAGGAAGAAAATACGGCCTTCATCACCAATAGACCAAAAGGAACCAAGTCTCTTCATATCTTGCATATCGGTGAACGCAGATACAGTAGTGCTTGATGTTTGACCCGCCTTATCTGCCGTTGTAATAGTACAATAGGAGCCATCCTCTCCTGATAAAAGGCTAGAAATGTTTATTTTATTGCTATCATCGGGGTCTGTACTTGCATAAAAGAAATCACTTATGTTTAGACTATTAGGAGAAGAAGTTAGTATCTTATCTCTTGTAGCACCTGTGAATTGTGCAGTATTGGCGGGATATTCTTCATTTATTAAATGGCATATATCTTTCGCAGTTGTTTTAGAACCGAAGCCATTATGGAATGTATTGTGGGCGGCTAGACTTCCTTCTGCATGATGATAAAGCACCCATGATTCACCGCTATTAGGTAATTGCAAAGTTATGCTTCTTAGATTATTATAGCCTGTTGTATCTAATGTAATAGAGGCTGAAGCAGATGCTAATTCCTGATATTGATTACCTTGCCATACCTTTAATGAAATAATCTTTTTAACCTTTAAAGTATCTAATTGAATAAAACCTACATAACCACCATAATAAGATTGCATAGGATGGCGAATAAACTCAAAGTTATGAAACTCATTTTCATAAATTATTGGTCGGTATGAACGCTTAACCTTGTCATCAACAACACCTTCTATGTTCTTAATAATCGAACCTATTTGTGCTTGACTTGGATAAGTGGAAGATGAAAATGCCGGTACTTGGAGCAAATCTGAAACTGCTCCTTTATCTGTATAAAAACCACTTCCTGTTGAATAATCAACATTAATCGCAGTATAGTCACTTGGGGAGGATGCTACCGGCATTTTAAATCTCCCTCACGCTAGTTGCTATTTCTTTGAATCTTCTTCTTATTAGTGAAGAAAAATAACCGACCTTTTTCTTTAATTCAGAAGGCAAGGCTTCTTGACTAACAGCACTAGTCTTACGATATTTACCTGTATCTGCCATTGTATCTCCGGTAGCAACAGAGGTTCCCGTTCCTAATGGTATTCTTCCTCTAAGATATTGTTGTCTAGGTGTTATATTCCACTTTTTAATACTATATTTTTTCTTTCCGTCAGGTGGAGTTGTTTCAACGACTATTAATGTAATCTCATAGAGAGTTAACATATCTTCTAGAGCCGCCTTTGCTTCCTTTTTAAGCCACTTTTTAGGGTCATTAAACGCTTCCTTAGCCCTTAAGTCTTGTTTATAATAGGTTCCACTTTTTTTGTCTTGTTCTATGTCTAAAGCCTTACCAGCCTCTCTTAGCATTTTCATTTGAGCCAACACCAATACATCTAATTCTTTAGCAATCCAACTAAGTACATGTGATATTAAATAGTTATATCTTTCAAATTGATTTTGTTTATATTCTTTTAGTTGAGTAGGAGTCAATTTTTTTGTAGGGTTTTTCTTTTTTGATTCTTTCCCTGTCTCGGTTCTTTCTCTCCTAGTTTGTCCTTCTTGCCATAGATTATAATATATTCCACCCCTCTTTTTTAATACAGCGATTGAGCCTTGGTTAAAACCAAATCTAAGACTATTGAATTGTTGATTTTTTCCTGTGTCGGACTTAAATCTATATCCTGAAGATTTAATATTATACAATTTCTTTTCTTCTTTAATGGTATCAAGAAGAGAAGTAATATCGGTATCTATCTTTTCTATATCTGTTTTAGATAGTTTCATTCCTTTATTACCCAATTCAGTTAGTTTTTCTAATATTTCCATCATGCTGTCATATTTTTTAAGAGCAGATTTAATGGCCGTACCTTTTTCTTTAAAGTCAGAAGGTAATTTAGAAAGCATACCCTTTGCTTCTCTTCTAACTTCTTCTGTCATTTCTTCTTTTTCTTCAGCAGTAAACTCTTTTTTTGAATTAAATATCATCTGTTTCAATTGTTCTTCGGGACTTAGAGCAAGGAAGTCTTTCATTTCATCAACGAAAAACATGGCTCTTTGTAAATAGTATTCAGAATCTCCTGAATCATACTCAAATGTTTTTGCTACCTTTATTCCTTCACCCTTTCCTTCAGAATCTTTTATATTTTCATATTCTAATATTCTTTCACTAACTACCTTATCCACAAAGTCAGAAGATAATTCATCCATATTTAATTCTTTCTTATCTGTTGTTTTTAAACCAAAACTTCTTTTAGAAGCCCTTGTTCTTGAATATACCATATCTCCCAAAGAAGACTTAAATCCTCTAGAACTTCCGCTTTTTGGCTCTGCTGTTTCTTTGTAAAAATAAGTCACCCCTGCATCATAAAGTTTCTTTGCTTTAGTCAGTGGTTCTCTCTGTTCTATTTGTACCGTTTGTCCCTTTTCCTTTTTACTTAATGTAGGGTCATGGTCTGAAATCACAAATTGTTTAGTAACAGTTTTAGATGTTTCAGTAATCTTTGGTTTTTCTTTTGCCTCCCAAACAGTGTCAAAATATTTACTATAATTATTACCCCATGCTCTAGCAATATGTTTTTTCTTATCAAACTCAACATCGTCTTTTGTAGCCACTTGTACCGCTTTTTTGGCGGTGGCTTCTAATATAGGTTTATCAGGAATGTGAGGTTCCACTTGCTTAAAAGTTTCATCTTTAAATCTAGGATTAAATCCTAACTGACTAAATTTTTTGTTTCTTAGAGTTGTGATTGCCTTTTTACATATGCTTCTAAACTCTTCTTCATCAAATTTTTCTTTTACAGGTAGTTTTCCTTCTTGACTTTCAATCATTTCTTCAATGTATTCATCAATATCCTCTGCATCTGTTCTTTTAGATGTGGAATAGTCTTGAAAAATATAATCTAAAAACTCCTTTTTAGCATAGTCTTCATTCCATTCGACTATTTTCTGCTCACTAGAGTAATAGAGTTTCAATATTAATCAACTCACATTAACCATTTTGCCCAAGCCGCACCTTTTTGTATTGCGCCTCCTAGACCTAATCCTGAAGATGGTGGTTCAAGTGACATATTGCCTTGAGCATCTAACCAATATGGCCTACCATATCCGTCTGTGCCGTTTGGTGGAACAGGATAACCAGTACCATTATTTACCGCTCCCTGCATTTGATTATATTGTTGCATATTGCCTGTTACACCTGCAACTGCTAAACCTACTCCAACTTGTTGACTTTGTGGAGAAGAAAATCCTTGAGATTCTAAGTATTGTTGTTTAGCCATTTTTCTTTGATTAATTACTTCTGAATTAATCGCTGAATCTAATAGTCTTGTTAAATCCAAGTCTATGTTTTCTTGTGTAATCTTTTCAAACTCTCCTAAAGAACCTGATTGCAATTTCATAGTCCCGCTAGTGGAGTCTTGTACGAATACTAATTTAGTTAACATTCGACTAACAGACCTTTCCACTACATCTTCCAATAGTTTTTCCATCGCTGAAAAAAACTGTTGTCCGTGGTATTGGAAAAACTCTTCAACATGATTATCTTGTAAAGAAAGTAAGTTACTTACATTCTTAAACTGCTGGTCGCTTTGTGCATTAACAGCATTCATCACTGTTCCATTACTTGTTCCTAAAAATCCCATATTTATTCCTCCTTAACGCTAATTAAATGATTTAGTCTTTCTGTTGATAATCCTATTTCAGCAATAAGACGCACTATTTCCGCCATAGTAGTCTCACTATCTGTCAAGGAGGGCGGCTTTATAACCCATCCGGTTGCGGTTAAACTGACCACATCATCTTTACTTAAAGTAGTTAGTGGCCCCTTTCGCATCAGTTGAGGCATTCTTGCCTTTGGAATGAATGCTTTGAAGTCTAAACCGTTCTCTTCTGCTAAAATCTGCTGTTGAAGCATTTCCATCTGTTTATGAATACCTGCATGTTTTTGACAATAGGTTCCCCTTAGTGGCCTACCTTTAGTTACTTTATCTAAAGGTATAGGTGGTCTTAAAAAATCACCTGATTCCCAAACATGATGTGTTCCACAAACAACACATATGTCCTTGAAGTTAAATTTGTTTCCATATTTTATTTTAAGGAAAGATTTCTTTTCAGGAAATAAAATCTTTCTTATTTCTTTTAGTTTCTTTTTAGGTTTAATACTATCATAAGTATATTCTGTTATATTACCAGCCGCCCTAAACTGCGCTAGTTTAGGTAAAAACCTGTTCAAAGAAAACGGTTGCATTTGTGCTGGGTTAGTTGAATTGGGTGCTATTGAAACATTAGTCCCTATTAAGTTCGGTTGTTGATACATTTTAATTCCTCAGTAATCTTTTATCATTGTAGTGATTCCTCTATACACCATTTCGGGGTCTGACTTTGCTGAAACTATGTATTTGTAAGTAGGTATTCCTTTATCATTTAATTTTCTCATACCGTAAGTAAATGGCTCAAATATTTCATGCTTATCTATTTCACGGTCAGACTTATATATTTCTCCCCAAACATCATACTTATTAGCCCAAATACCAATTGCCATAGGATAATCTTTATCTTTTTTTCTTTTACCATTCGGCCATCTATCACTTAATACAACATCAACTAAAAACTTCCATGCTACTTGGTGGTCTAAATTGGCTGGACTATCTAAATGTCTATGGTCTATCATGAAAATAATATATTTAGGTTTTCTAATTCTCATATCTTTAGCCCATTCTTTCCAATATATTGCTTCTCCCCCTATATCAGAACTTCTAATGGTATGCACATCTCCTTCTAGTTTAATTGTTTTTCTAGTAGGTCTATGTATTCCTACTGTTCTTTCTTGAATAGTTTGTACTTCTCCCCTTGTTCTCATTTGATGACTTAATGTTGTTTTACCTACCATTGTCGCACCATATACTCCAAAATTAATTGCGTGTACTCTTTTCCAAAATGCAATACAGGCTTCCGTAACTACTACGGCAAACCCCGCTATCATTGACATATTATATCTCCCAAGAGTGCCATAAATTATCTAAAATCCATCCCATAACATTGATGTCAAAAACACCCATTATATTTCCAATAAAAAAACAAGATATGGAGGCTGTAAGCCCCCAAAAGAAATATCTCATTTTAACAAAAAACATGTCGGCGGAATGCGCCCGACTTTGATTATACACATAGTCGGTTTCACTAAAACCCATTATGTCTCCAAAGACCACTTAAACACCTCATTGTAATTTAGCCAAGAAATCATTCGATATGGTGTTTTCTGACTCATACATAGGTGTGCTTGGCGCAATACTTGTAGTATTATATTGCTTCATGGTTTCTGTTAGTTTTTGTCTTTGTTGCTCATCTCTCGCCCTGCGTTCCCAATAAGCATTAATTCTTCTATCCAACAGTCTCAATTCAATCTTATCATTTAATGATAAGTCAAATAGTGCCTTTAGACACATAATTCCACCCACTGTAATTAGTCCAAATAGTGCGGAGTGTGCCAAAGTAGTGTATGGGAAATTAACACCATAATTAGCATAAAAATAAACATTAGCACCACTAACAGTGCCAACAAATAAAATAGTCATAACTAGTCTAGTATCTTGGTTCAATGCGGCCATAATAACACCTCAAGCAAATTCAATAGAAACATTAACGGTGGATGAACCGGCTTCAGCCACTTCTAAGAATAGACCTGTATTGCACAAAACTCCGTGCATGTCATATTCTAGATTATAATATCCATTAGTCGAATGAGCAATCATGGCTATCTTAGTGCCGGAATTATCTGTACCATCATATACATTAATTGATACTGCGTCACCGCCTGTAATAAAAAGGGCCGCATGTATGCTAACTAACTTAGTCTTACCTGTTACAATTAATTTACTTGCGCCCAATACACCACTTGACCTACAACCGAATGCCATAATATCACCTGTTTCAATTCATGGAGGCTACGCCTCTCTATTAACACTACCGATTAATTTCACAAAAGAGAGGACTTAGAAGGAGCCTTAGCAGATTCTTTCTTAGTCGTCTTTGTGGTCTTGGTCGGAGTACGCTTCTTAGGCACTGCTTTAGCCTTCTTAGGCACTATTTTAGGTGGCAATAAAGTATCAGTCAAAATCTTGCCTGTTAAATTACTTACGCCTAAACCTATTGAAGCACTATCTAACAATTGCTCATTAGCGTTTTCCAATTCCAAACGGTCTTCTTCGGAGAAAATAAACAGAAAGTTAGGGTCGCCCAAGCAATTAATTGCAAAGACAACGCTAACTTCTGCTTCTTTTTCTCTTGTAATTGTTAAGTCCGGTGTTATGTTGTATAATCCCATTGTTGATTTAGGGGTTAACTTAACCTTAACCACTTAATCACCTCAAAGACTACCTGTTACCTTTAGCCTTAATCCGCCTAATGTAGTTGCACCGCCCGCTACATCGGCTCCACCTACAAGAGATGCGCCCAAAAGCGTACTGTTATTATCTGCATTAGTGTTAAAAGCATATAGATAGCAATATGTACCATCATCAGAAGGCTTAGATAAAACATATCTTTGTAACATACTTTGCTGAGAAACAATTTCAATATGAGTCATGGTGCTTAGTCCAAAACTACTTGCTAGAATCTTTTCACCAGCATGAGTAATTACCTCTCCGCCGCCTGTATTTGCTGATATTGCAGTAGCCGCAGTAGTTGTAAGAATTAATGGAGTAACTACCATCAATTCAATTAAGTGTGCGTCATTAGCCGCATCTGAACCTACTATTGTTACATAATCTCCCGCTATAAATCCATCAGCAACGAAATCTCCACTTGCTCTTGTTAAAGTTTCATCTGTTGCCGCATCAATATTTACTGATGCGTTAGCAGGTGAACCTGTTCTATATGAAGTAGTGGTCATATCGCCAAGAGCGACATATTCATCTCCCATTACTTTAGGTCGTGTATTTCCTTTATGGTCAGCGACCAACGAAATAGTGTGTGTCATTTAAAACACCTCACTGTCCGATTGCAATAAATGTTCCAGTATCGCCACTTGTAGCAATTACTGTAACATCTCCGCTTGCAAGTGGAAATGTTTCATTAGTAGCCGCTACTGCCGCTTCTGTTGCCGAACCTGTATGTCCCAAAAGACAAACATCAACACGACTTAATCCTGTTGAAATATCTCCGCCTGTTACTGAATCTGCATTCCATGTACCGAAAACAATTTTAATATTTCCGTGTAGTATAGTCTCATTTTCTATTGTATAACTCCATGCCATTTTTCATCCTCTCCTTTATCTCACTGTATGTTAGTAATTTTTCCTTGACCCTTAAAGAACGAACAACCGACTTCACCGATAGTACGGTACAATGCACGGTTTCCTAGTGTTCCTACACCGAATGGGTTTCCATTAGCGATTCCATCCTCAAAGTATTGAGTTGGCTTCATAACAGACAACCATAGATGGTCTGTATCAAGGAATAATAGGTCAGATAGTTTAGTTGAAGCAAGTCCGGTTTGTGTCATGTCCTTTACAGGAATTAGCGGAATGTCGTAGTATGTTGCTACTCTAAATCCGACTTCTTGACCCTTTGTTCCACGAACACCGTTAACTGTTGGTACAATTTCCTTTCGGTCCATGAATCTTTCTTGGCTTTGCAATAAGTCTGCAATTGCTTGAATGGTATCATATCCGGTTAGAATAACCTTTGGTGAACCACCAGCAAGTCTCAAGTTACGAACCATGTTATTTAGCAAAGTAAGAGTTAGTGGTCTAACTCCTGTTGCCGCATAAGTAGTACCTGCATCAACTTCTGAATCAAGGAATGATTCAATATCACGGTTTGTACCGTAAATGTGGCTGACATTTGTAGCATTGAAAGCATCTGTCATTAGAGAAGATTGTGCATCCAATAGGTCTAATTCCGCATGGGAAGTAATAACCTTCAACAATGAAGTATAGTTGTTACCAATGTTAGGTAATAGTGCTGATTCACCATAAAATTGTAGTGGCATAACAAGCATCTTGTTTTGTACTTCTGCATGGTGCTTACCCATATCTTCACGCATTTGCGCTCTAATATCTCCAATTCCATCGTCAATCTGTGCCATTTCCATAGCCAATTCGCTGAAATCAAATTGATGAGCAATTACTTTTGGACTCATGTTCAATTGAGCATAAGTTGGTGCAATTGGTCCCAATCCATCTTGTGCAGAAGAAAGCCCTGCGTTTTCTGGAACACCACCAATAGCATCTGCTCTTGGAGTATCTGAACCCAATTCTCCCAATGTTAAATCTGTATCTGCTTTATCAACAGTAAAGAGATTACCGCTTCCACCAGCAGGTCTGCTCTTTAATACTCTCCATCCACTTGAAGTGTAAGGTCGCTTTGAAATCATAGACAATGCGTTAACTTCACGGTTTAGCATAGACCAAACCTTTTGTCCGTAAACTACATTGTATAGTGCTGATACATCAGAAACGGCTGAACCGCTAAATGACGGAGAACCGTCATGTCCTGTGTGTATTCCACCAACCATACCTGCTTGCTTTAATAGTGCATTACCGGCAGGTAGGTTCATTCCGTATGCTTGTGCTTCTAAATCTGCGATTGTGTTAATATATCCTGTCATCTTAAATCACCTTATCTGTTGTTCACCATCTTGTGAATATCTGACCAATCCATTGATGAAATCTCATCAATGCTTGGCATCTTAATTACTGACTCTTCTTGTGCCTTTAGAATAGTTTCTTTTTCAGCAGTAAGAGACTTGCGTAGGTCGCTAAATTCTTGCTTTATGGAAGCAATTTCAGCCTGTGCATCATATTGAGACTTTGCTAGAACATTCTCACGGTTTGCCTTTTCAGACTCAAAACGAGTTTCAAAAGACTTTCGTAGGTTTTCGTATGCAAGTGCTTCAAGTTGCTCTTGACGGAATGCTTCGTATGCCTTTTCAATGTTAGAATTAGAAAGGTTTAGAGTATCAAACTCTCCGTTGCTAAATGCCTTAACTACCGGCATATCATTTGCAGTAGGCTTACCATTGTTAATTACAATACGGTCTGCTGGTTCTCCAATTTGATTACCTGCGCCATCAAGAGTACGAAGGTATGCTTTTTCTTCGTTAGTCTTTTCATCATATGAAGAGGATTCCATTTCTTTGTCTTCTTCTGAATCTGCCCTTTCCATCATCATTTCATCAGCATTTTCCATTGTTTCAGTCTCTTCATCAGCGTATTCTGCTGATTCCAATTCGTCGCCCTTCATCTGTTCGACTTCTTTAAGAAGAACATCTAATTCATCTAGTGCTTTTTCTAGTTTATCACTCATTTTTTCATCTCCTGTATCTCTTTTTAAAATATCAAACTTTGCTTCAGGGTTAATTCCTTTTTCACAGATTGTTACCTCATGGAGTTCTAATTTACTAATTTCGTTGTATTCGCCTAATTCACCGTGACTTTTCTTTACCTTTTGTAATGCTTGTCCACCGATACTAAAAGACCTTAATGTTCCTTTACGAATACCTCTTCCAACTTCTTTGGCTTTTTCAATATCATCTCTTAATTTAATTACTACAAAAAATCCTACATCATCAACTTCTGATTTCCATAGTTTTCCACTTTTATCTCGATAAGAGTCTATTACTTCACCAACTTGAACATTAGAATGATTTGTCATTACATTTCTGAATTTCTTATCATCCATAAACTTTTTAACTGCGGTATTTAATGCTTCTAGTGTAATTAAATCGTTTTGTTTATCCACAACTTCGATACTTGCATAACCACCAATCATTAATTCGTCGCTTTTTAGGATTCTGAAATCATCATTCCTTGTAGCCATGACACTAATGCTCATAGTCTTCAACCCCTGCTATCTTCTTACACTATATTAAAGAATCGGTTAATTATGGTAATTCCAATTTAGAATACCTATCCTCATAAATATCCCATAGTCCTGAGTCACCTTCTTTATCAGCAGGTTCCTGTTTATATCCTGTCCATGCTAACCACATTTCTTTACCATCCACTTCAATTACTCGAAAGTGCATCTTAGTCTCAAACTTATTCCCCTCTAGGAAATACTCATGGTAGCCTGTTCTCTGAACACCTAACTTTATCTTACCCGAATCTATTACCTGTTTCTTAGATAGATTCTGTGCTACTTGGGCAGGGTATTTGTTAGCCTTGCCAAATAGTGCAAATATATCATCATCCTTTTCTAAATCAATTAACCAATTAAGGGATTCATTCTTTAACTTAATCACTAAATTAAGGTTCTCATCATCTCTTAAATATAATTTAAAATTACCTTCTCTTAAATCTTCAGGAGTTTTATATTTCTTAATGTCATCAGTTTCTTGCATAATCTTATCAGCATCAGAAAATAACTTCTTAGTGTTTTCATCAAAAGATATTCCATCACGCTGTTTCATCCAATCTTTTATCTTAGTTAGTTTGCTATCTAGAATATCTTCATAAATACCCTTGTGATTTTTAACTAAATAATTATGTAATTCTTTGGGAGTCTTCGGACCTTTCTCTCTCATATGATTAAATGCGGCCACTGTTAATCTAGACTGTTTAGTTTTCATTATTTCTTCTGCTTGAGTTTTCCAAACATCTAAATCTAGCATAGCATTCTTAGCCATTAAGTTATGTTCATTAAATCCATAAACAGTAAAGCCATCCATATCTCCTTTAATAATAATAGAGGCTTCTCCGTGAATATGGTCAGTAACAACTATTCCTTTCTCTAATGCCTTTACATCATAATTGAGAGATTTTTTAGTATCTTGTGATAATAAATCTAAAGTAATTATTTTATCTGGCATTTCCACTTCAGGTACTTCTATTACTTTGGCAGAATAAACAGAATAAACATCATTCTTTTTCTTTACTTCATCAACCTTAACACGGACAATATCTCCAATTTCCACATCAATTTTAGTATTGAGGGCTTTACCTACATTCATGTATTTATTGCCTTCTATTTCTTCTCCCTCTTCAGCAGGTCCAGCACCTAAAGTATAAGAATAAAGATTACTCTTAGTAGTTTTCTTATTCAATACAATTAAATCTAAATCAACAAACTTCTTCCACTTAATCCATTTAGGATTCTTTTTAGTACCAATGTAATAAGTTGATGTAGCGTCTTTAATTACTACTCCTTCAGAGGTAGGCATTTCCATAATATCCTTAGAATATTCTTCAATATCCTTAATACTATCCGCCATACGAGTATCTTTCTTAGAAGGGAAATTTAAGTATTCACTAGAATGAACGGAATAGTTATTGAACATTATATTCATTCTATCCTGTAAAGTTTCATCAGCAATACTCTTATCATCGTGTCGCATAATGTCGAACATATGCGCTTTTAATTCTGCATCGGGGTATTTGTCTTTAAAGACATGTGCTATTGTGTCTGCTCTATGAAGTGCTTCTTCTCCTTTGAACAGTATTAATTCTCCATCAAGAATACAATCTCCGAAATGTTTCTTCTTCATTTCCTTTAGTATTTCTTTACACTTATCAGTGATGTCTTTTTCGTTATAAGAATAAATTTTAATTTTACTATCTATTTTATGTATCTGTATTCTCATACCGTCATACTTCTCTTGTACTACCCACTCGCCACTAAAGCCTTTTAATTCTTTTATGTCATCTATATCAAATATTCTATACATAGGTTTGTTAGGAGTAATGAAATCAGACTTGGCCTTTTCTGTATCTGATTTGGAAATCATCTTCTTAGGAGTTTCACTTTCCATATCCACATCTTCTAATTCTTTCCACTCTTCTTTATCGTGCTTTGAGAAGAATAACAATTCCAACATACCGAGTGCGGCCTTTACTTTCTTTTCAACCTTCTTTGAGTCTTTTCCATCCCCATAATGCTCTATAATATAGAGGGCTATGTCGTCAACTTCTAGGTCAAGTCCCATAAGACCCTCCGTAATGGTGTCAGGTTCCATGTCTTTAACGCTGTAAATGGATGGTTTTAGTGCTTTATTGTCTGAACGCATAGCATAATGCACGAATTTAACCATTGTTTCGGGTGATTCTAATAATGCTTCAAGAACATTATCCTTAAAATTTTTAGAGAACGGGTCAGATACCTGTTCAGATGAATACCTCATCATTTTTACTGATTCAAATATTTTTTCAGCAATAGTGGTACTTACATCTAAAGCATCTTCATTTTCTAATTCCGTAGCATCAATGTATTTTTTTAATTCTTCACCAAACTCGCCTGAATCATCGTACTCTTCTCTAAGATATTCTATGGCACTTCTCCATTTTGAACCGTACTCTTTAGGGTCGGTCCTTGCAGAAAGATAAGCGACTCTAACCTTTTCAAAACATTGAAGGATTTCATTAGAGGCTTTACCCTTCTCAAATAGAAGGCCGGTTGCTGGCATGTTATCACTTCAATTTACCGCTAAAAGGTTTAGAATTATCGGCATTTGCGTGTTCCTTATCTTGAGTTATTCCATGTTTAGAAGATTGAGCCTTTGGTCGCTTAACCTTTACTATTTCTAATTCATCATCAAGAGGCAATCTTTCATGAGTGCTTTCTTGTTGCATTAATTCTTTTACTTTTCTAGCCTTTTCAATAGCAAGGCTAACTACTCTCTCTTCTTTAGTTACTCTTTCTGGCATTATTGACCACCTATCTTTTCGACCATCTTATGAATATCAGACCATTCCATATTAGAAACATCTCCAATACCCGAAGTTGCGGCTACTGAATTGTTCAATTTTGGACTTGGACTTGTGGCTACTACAAAGCCAGACTTCATCAAGAGGTTATCCTGATGATAAACTGTCTTTTCTAACTGTTCTATTTTATCGGTTAAGGCTTTTAGAATAGCCAATACATCTTCACTTTCACTCATCTTTTTCACCTTTTTTCTTTGGATAAACCATTCCCCGTAATTGGCGGTACAAGGTTTCGTAGTCCTTACGGAGTTTGGTAGCGGTTGCCACTATGTCAAGGTTGCGTTCATCCATACTCTTCATGCGCTTGTTTAGTTTCTTATCTGATTTGGTAAGGTCTAAATCTTTAAGCACATCAATTAATTCACCCATCTTAGTAAAGTCTTGACCAAAAAATTCAGTAGGTTCTGCCGCTTGCAGTGTCTTTTTTAATTTCTTAGTCTGTTTAGCATCTAAACTATTCAATATAGTTTTAGGCTCTTGCTTCTCTGCCTTTAAGATAAACTCCTTACCTTCTTCATAATAATCCCATGTCATTCTTCTTCACCTTTCTTTGGTCTTTTGATTCCTTTTGAAGTTAATTTTGCCAGACCTGTTTCAATCTCATTAGCAAAGTCTTTAATTTCATCAATTTCTTTCTGAAGTTTTCCTTCTAATTTTTTAATGCTTTCCTCTATTCTTTTAATATGAATATCAAAAGGTCTTTCGTTAATAGATTCCTTTAATTGGTTTATTTTGTTTTTTATCATTTGCTCTATCTGTTCAGGTTCAGATGTTTGGTATGCAGAAAAATCTTTTGATTCTAATTGTTTTTCTAGTTCAATTAGTTTTTCACTGTGTATTTCTTTCATTATTTCTGCATATTCGCTTACGAAGATACCACTTTCAGTATAGTCTTCTCCTAATCTTTCAGCCTTGCCCAGTATATCATCTAAGTATTCAAATTTTGCTTTCAATTTCACTTCTAGTCGGCTTACTTCTGCACTTGACATTTGCATACTTTCTGCTAAAGAAACAGCCACTTTCTTTAATTCAGGCATCTCTTTAGTAATAGAATCATTTACATCTTCCCACTGTTGGAATAATTTTTCTTCTAATTCAGTCATTTCATCAACTGTTTTTCTAGCAGTTAGTTGGAAACTTTCAATAAATTTTTCAAGGTCGGGTATTTTTTGTAAGTCAGAGGGTTCCTTTAAGAATAAATTAAATGCTTCATTTCTAAGATTCTTTCCTTCTTGAAGCATTCTTCTTTTTAATACTTTAGGTATAATAAAAGCACTACTTTTCTCCAAAGTAATTTTTCTGATAGCAGAAGCAATTAGACCTTTATCTTCGGCATAAAACGCTTCTTCGACTTTTTCTTTCTTTTCTGTTCTAATCCTACCTGCTTCATATTTATACACCTTTCTTACAGTAGTGTTGATAGCATCTAACATAGACATCTCTTTTCCGCCTATGTTTTTGACAGTATTTAGATTTTTAAGAATGCTAGTAGCGGCATTCAATATATCCAAATACCCCGAATCTTTAGGCTTATATCCATATCCTCTAAGTAAGACTTCTCCCTTTCTATTGACATCAATGAATGAGAATAACTTAGACTTATCACTATCACTAGGCTTATCAGTAAAGAATTGATGAAGTTTTCTATTGCTAATATCAAACTCATCAGAATCCGTTGCGCCTTTTATTTTAGCGGCTTTGGCTTTCATTTCCTTTAAAGAACCACTCCATTCTTTCATTCTTCTTTCTTTGTTTTCTTCAGCCGATTTTAGAATAAGATATGCCTTTGCAAGCATGGCTTCTTTGCTTGGAGGAAGCGAGCGTTTACCTCTTTCTTCTAATTTTTTCCTTTCTTTTTCTGTTAATTCAGATTCTAACTTGTCAGGGCGTTTTCTTTCTTTACGCTCTCTTCTAGGTTTAGATTCAACAGGTTCTCCCTTTCTTCTTTCTAGCATAGCCAAAAGGTCTTCTCTTTTTTTATTAGTCCTAGTAGTACCTATTAGATTTAAAATATCAACAGTATGCAGGTTTCTTTTATTAATGAATTTGACTAATTCTTGCTCTAATTCTTCTGTGCTAGAATTTTCATTTAGATTCTTAGTGAATATTTCCACTGCACTATTTAGATTCTTCCAGAATGTTTTAGTTTCTCCCTTTACTTTAGTAGTCAATAAACTCTTAGCACTCTTAGGTGCGGCAACAGTAAAGAAGTATTGATATATTCTTTTTTCTTCTTCTTTAAGTTGCATGTCTAAAGGAGGACTTGGCATTCCTTTATCATCTAACTTAATACCACCTGCCGTCTTACTTTTAGGGCCACCCACTTGAAACTTAATTCCTTCCTTTCTTTTCTTTCTTTCTTCTTTTGGTAAGGAGGTAACAAACTTGGCTTGTAGTTCTCGTAGTAAAGTTTCAACCTTTTTAATTTTCTTTTTATCGGAACCTTTCTGTGCTTCAGAAAGAACATCATCTAATATTTTAAGAATGCGAGTATAGTATGTTTGGAATTTAGGAATATTATCTAAAATATAATCATTCTTTTCTTTTTCTGACATACTTTTAAATTCTTTAAGACTATCTTCCATTACTATTTTTTCATCTAATATCTGAAGATACTTCTTAAATCCTTTTTCATTTAGTATTTCTTTTAGGTTATTTAAAGAATCTTTACTTTGCATTTCAGTAAATATTTCAGAAAATAACACACTTGTTTTATCTTTAGGCTTTAAGTCAATCTGTTCACGAAGAGACTTTCCTTTATCTTCTTTCTTTCGTCTTGCATCTTCTTCATCTTGAACAAACCTTTGTTCTATTCTTTGACGAATAGTTTCAGAAGTATTATCAAATGCTTTGAGTGCTTCTTCTCTAATCTTTTTTATAACTTTTAAATCAGAAGCAATGATTTTTTTTCTTAATTCTTCTTTACTGAAATTTCCTCTAGTGTATGCCCTATCTAAATTTTCAAAGAAGCCTTCAAATGTATTTTTTTGAGCATCGGTTAATTTGACTTCGCTTTCTTCTATTCTATTCTTAAAACCTTCTAACTTATCTTGTTCTATCTCTAAGTCGGATTTTATTTTTTGTATCTGCCCCTTTGACGATTTAATTTCTTTTTTGATGCTAGGTCTGCCATTACGACCTATTGTATCTAATGTATTATAATTCTTAGCATCCAATTTTGCTTGATTGAGGTCTTTGTATTCTTTATCGTATTCTTTTTCTAATTTATTTAATTGAGCCTGTTCTTTCTTTATTTGGCTCTTATATTTATCTTGTTTATCTTGTTCTTCTTTTCTTCTTGCGGCAGACAACTGCGCTGGTCCCATATCCCCTCTTGGGCTTAAGTCAACTTCAGTTTTTCCTCCAATTGTTTTTGGGGATAAGAAGACCTGTACTTGAAATAATTTTTTATTTAATTCTTTCAAACTAAGTTTTAAAGAATCTATTTTGTTTTTGGTTTTAGTAAGTTTTACATCTCTTTCTCTTCTTACTGATAATGGGATTATTTTTTTAGCAACCGGAATGTCTAATATTTTTGATAATTCATATAGTGTGACACTTTCTTTTTTCGATACAGCCTCTAATTGTTCTATTTTCTTTTCAATTTTAGGAATTTCCTTTTTTTCTTCATTATAGCGTTTAATTCTTTTCTCAAACTCAAGTATCTTATCCTGAATATCTTTTTCTTTCTGTGCAGTTTGTTCAGAAGTCATAGGTTTCAAATGTCTTTCAATTTGATTATCAAGAATATCCTTAACATCGGTTTTTATTTGATAAACAGCCATTTCTATTTCATTATCGGGTATTTTAATTGTCCTAGTTTTATTTTCTCGTATTTGAAAATCCTTTAAAGTTTCTCTGATAGAAGTTTCAAAATCAACAAGGCTTTCTGGGTCGCCGCCTTTTCTGTCTATTGCAGGGAATAATTGATTATAGTAATCGTTAGAATCTTTTTTACCTTCTTTGATATTCTCTTCCATCTTATCAAACTGTTCTTCAAGTATTTTTTTCAATTCTTCTCTATCGGCTTCTAGTTTCTTAATAGCCGACTCCAATCCTTTATCCTTCTTTAGTAACTTATTGTCTAAAGTCTCCACTAATTCTTTTAGTAAATAATACACATCGCTTTCACGACCTGCTATAATGGACTTCCAAGAAGACATGCTATCACATCAAAAAGGAATATTTTCTTTCTTTCCCCTTCTCTTGGAAGGCAATAATACTACATCGGGAACATCATTAGATGTATTGGTACTCTTGTAACTTGTATCAGGCGGTAATCCTCCAACGGAGAAATCCCTACTAGGAGTTGCTTTACGACTATCTGCCGCATTTTGGCTCCTAACCTTTGCTAATTCTTTCTTTAATCTTATTTCTTTTTGCTTACTATCTTCTTTCATTAGTCATCACCCATATTATATCCGCCGCCTGAAAAATAAGCATCTGCACTTCTTTCAGACCGCCTTTCCAGTGCTTCTTCGCTAAGGTCATAATCCTCGGTAAAATGGTCGCTATCCTCTCCAAGCATTTCATCCACTTCATCATAATATTCTCTATGAGTCATTCCACCCTTAGATTTAGCCCATTTTTCCCCATCAGAAGAAGTGAACCATTCATTATATTCGTCATCTAATCTTTCCACGATTTGAGGAATTGATTCTCCTTTAGATAAGTAAAAGTTTACGATTTCTTCAAATGAATCATATTCTGTTGGGTCATCTTCTATGGTTCTATTATACCTTTCTTTTTCTTTTTCAAGAGTTGATTTATCGCTTTCGCTTAAATCCGCCATAGTTCTTGCTTTTTTAATGATAGATTTCCAATTCATATCAACCAACTCTTCTTTCTGTTCTTGAATCAACATTCTGATTTCCGGCATCTTCGGGTAATCCGGTTAGACGCTTATCTGGACCTGTCTCAACACTAGGCTTATTTCTAGTTGTCGCTGGATTTTCCTGTGGCTTACTTCCGCCTTCTGCCATTTGACGCATATTCTCATCTAAATCTCTTTGGTCTAAATTAGAACCCGCTAATGGGTCTGCTTCTTGTCCTTCTTGTCCTTCTTCAACTTGTTGCTGTTCAGGTTCAGGTTTTTCAAAAGTAAATTGACCATCTTCATCCATGTCAACTTCAAATCCTAGATTCTTAATAGCCGCCGCAATACTAACTTCTAATTCTCTTTTACGAAGTTCAGCGATTTCATCTTCTTCTTCTGATGGTGGAAGTTTTAATACCCAATCAGTAATACCGAATTGCTTAACTAAGTAAGGGAATACATAATTATTATACACATTCTGTGCCATTTGTACTGCACGATTAGTAACTAGGATTTGCATACCTTCATTATTTAATCCACCACTTGTGGTGTTATCTGCCATGAATACTTTACTCACACCATAGAATGCTGAAATCCTATCTCGTAAGTCATCTTTAACTTGTATGTAGTCCATCTCTTTTAGACTATCCATAAACTTAATCCATTCAACAGCACCCTTACCATTTTCTGCTTCTATTCCCATAACAGGAATAAAGTGTGGGTCCGATTCCATCTTCTCTTTTACACCACGCCAAAAGGCTCTCATTGAATCCATGTTACGAGTCTGTACTGCCAATAATCCTCTAGGCATTCTGCTCTTAGTATATGCTGAATTAACATAATTCTCCATAGCAATTAGAGTCATAATATGATTGTATAATGTAATTACAGGAGAGAAACCATACAACCTACTAGGACTGTATTTACTAAAGTGTAGCACTTCTCCTTCTAAGAAATATTGGTCTTCTCCATTTGCTCTATTAACATAATGAACAGGGAAGGTATTACTGCCACATTCTTCACAGGAATGATGTGGTTCCGTGTGCAGAATAGAACGGTGATTAATACAAGTAAATCCTTTTGTCCCTTTTACGCCATCTTCATCAGCATAAATAAACATAGTAACAGGGTCGCCACGATACACTTCTTTAATGCGGTGCATCTTAATTCTTCCATTACCGTCTAAGAAATACTCTTTCACTAAGACAATATACGCATCATCCATAGTATTCAAATCGTCTTCCAATTCTTTTAACACATCAATAAATAGTTGCTCAGATGAATTAACATATCCTTCTAAGAACTTTTCAGCGTATTCTAATTGTTTAACATCGGGAGTCCTTAGATTAGTCGAACCACATCTAGCACATTCTTGAACAGGTCGAGTGTGCTTTTTCTTACAATCTAAACATATAGAATCATATGCCTTTTCCCAAACATATCCTCTTCTATACACTTCTTGTTTTAGTTGAGTAATACAAGTCCTTACAATAACTGATTGCTGAACCATAGAATAAATGATAGGAGCCGTCATCATGTAGTTATTCTGTCTTTCCTGAATACCCATGTTGAATATCTGCCTATCGGCAGGTTTTGGCGTTGAACGCCGAAATAGTTTAGTAAAAGAAAATCTTCGCTTTCCATCAGCCATTAATTACACCCCTACTTTCCTTCAGGTCCGAGTCTCTTATCAATGCTTTCATAGGTTCGGGCCGACCTGCCTTGACCCAACATGGCTTACAGTAGCCAAAAGGGTATATTTTTGGGGCAGTATAGCAAATCCCGCAATAATTCAACAATTCCACCTTCTTCTAGCGGCCTTTGCCTTTTCACTATAAGTACCATCATCACGCTTAAATCCTCTTGACCTTGAACAGAAGTTTTTGCGTCTTTTAGCGGCTTTACTACCACGCTTTAATTTGCTTGGTTTAGTAGTAACAGGGGCTTTAAGATTAGCACCTGTTTCACGCTTAAACTTAGCACGACCTTTAGCACTTAA